TGAACTCATACTCATATTACAAAGTCTACAGATTGGTAATAGATTTATTGATAAATTGTTACCTCCATTTTTTTTACTTTGTATATGTCCTGCTTCAAAATTAAAGGGTGTTAAAACTCTAGTTCTACAACAAGGACAAAATACAACTGGTTCAGGTTGTTTTACAAAATCATACCATACCATCTCACGAATTGATTTTGGAATACTTTGAGATTTCTTTGGAGATGTTTTTTTATGTTTATGGCGTTTTTGTTGATAAATATATGGTCCAGGCGAAAACAATTTTTGTAAAGGTTCAATCGTATGGATGTAATGTAAAAAAAAATTCATATTTTGCAAAATGTATAGATTAATTTATGTAAATATATTTATTTTAAAAATCTTCTTCCATGTTTAGATCAAGTGTGGTAGGAGTACCTTGTGCTGTACCTACATTTGCCTTGGAATAATCCATAACACGTTTTTCAAAAAAGTTTGTTTTTCCTTCAAGTGAAATCATTTCCATAAATCCAAATGGATTCTTAGAATTGTATACCTTATCGTGTCCTAATTGGAGAAGAATACGATCAGCACAGAATTCAATATATTGACACATAAGATTGGCATTCATACCAATAAGACGGCATGGAATACTATCAGTAATGAATTCTTTTTCAATAGTAACAGCATCTTTGATAATTTCTTCTACTGTATGTTGTGATAGTTTGTTTTCAATAAGAGAATACATTAAGCAAGCGAAATCAGTGTGAAGTGCTTCATCACGACTAATTAATTCATTAGAACTAGTTAATCCAGGCATCAATCCACGCTTTTTAAGCCAAAAGATAGAACAGAAACTACCTGAAAAGAAGATACCTTCAACAGCAGCAAATGCAACAAGACGTGTGGCATAATTACTTTCTTCATCTTGAATCCAACGAAGAGCCCATTTTGCCTTTTTACCAACAGATGGAATAGTTTCAATAGCTCCAAATAGTTTTTCTTTTTCTTGGTTATTACGAATATAGGTATCAATTAAAAGTGAATACATTTCACTATGGATATTTTCCATAGCAATTTGAAATCCATAAAAGCATTTTACTTCAGGATGTGGAATATCATTCATAAAACGTTGTGCTAGATTTTCAAGAACAATGCCGTCACTTCCGGCAAAGAATGCTAATACATTTTTAACAAAATGTTGTTCACCTTCACTTAGTTTCTCCCAATCATTCATATCTTTAGAGAGGTCAACTTCTTCAACAGTCCAGAAACTAGCAAGAGCTTTTTTATATAGTTCAAATACTTGACCCATAATTGGGTGAATTGGAAAAAGAACAAAACGGTTTTCGGGTTCGATAAAAAGTGGGTCGGACATTTCTACGGATTTTTCGTTGGACATACTGGAATAAAACTAACAAAGAAAAATATTTTTAAATCTATCAATTTTTAAATTATATATAAAATCATTTAAGTTTGGATGTTATTTGTCTGTTTTTAATACTAAATATGTATTGTTACATCTGAAATTTTAAATATAGTATAAATTTCTGTAATTATTCTATATAAGTAATAACATGTTTGCGAATAAAGCGGCTAATAATGTAGCTAAGGCTACAAATAGTATAGCAAATTCAGCTAATAATGTAGCAAGTAAAGCAGCTAATAATGTAGCTGATGCGGCTAACAATGTAACAAAAGCAGCTAATAATGTAGCTAATGCTGCTAATAATGTAACAGATCAAGCAACTAGTGTAAAAGATAAAGTTGTGAATGGAGTTAAAAATGGAATATCAAAAGTTACAGATAATATGAAATTTTTATCTGGTGGAAGAATCGGTATTTTTCTTCTTTTAGTAGTTACACTTATATTATTTGTGTATTCCTTATCATATACTTATCGTGTAAGTAAAGTTATTGAAAATATGAGCGATATATATGATGACTTAATCTTGATTGATCCTAGATATATTCGTGTAAATAATATGTTTACCACACCATTAAAAAACTTACACATTGCAACAGCATATCGTCCATATTTAGGAAAAAATCAATTATTTGATTACTGCTCTCTTGAAATTTTAGAAAAAACTATGTCTGTCGGTGCTAGATGTCTCTATATTGATGTATTTAATAGTGATTTATCAATAAATGCAGACCCAGTTGTATGTAATGGATTTGAAAAGGGAAATTGGAAATTAAACTTAAATCGTCTTAGTTTTGAAGATGTTATTCGTAAAATATCAAATAACGCATTTAGATCAGGATATGTTCAGAATTATAACGATCCACTTTTTCTAGCTATTAATTTAAAAACTGCTGGAAATCATTATTGTGTAGACAAAGTTAAAAAGATTCTTGTTAAATATTTAAAATCACGTTTATTACCTTCAAAATATACGAATCAACAAAAAAATATGGCTAATGTTCCATTAATTGAGTTAATGGGTAAAGTTGTTATTTTCTGTTCTAGTGGTTATCAAAATACTGAATTAGAAGAATTAGTGAATGCATCATGGGATAAAGATACATTTAATCAAATTTCTTTTGATTCTTTGGGCGGAGATCCTGAATTAGCAGATCCTCGCACAATTGTGTTAGATAAAGAAGAATTAAAACAAGAAAATGAGAGAAACTTATGCCTAGTAGTTCCACCAGAAGATTCCTTTTTTACATATAATTATCCAACGCTTCCATATTTTAAGACAGGATGCCAGTTTATTGCAATTAATTATCAAAATGTATACGACGATAATACAATAGAATATATGACCAGATTTAGTGAAACAAGTTTTTTAAAGACCGTTGAAGTTGAATAATTTAGGTAAATTATTGTTGGTTGTATGATAAATAAAGAAGGCAACTAATCCAATTATAACATCAACTGCTAGAAATTTCCAAGCATTTTTATTTTTTATAATAGCAAAATATGCAAATAAAGCATATAATAAACCGTGAATTGGTCTAAGTGAATTCCACCATATTTTGTTTCCAAATACTTCTCCACCTATTTTACGACTGCCTGTTAAAAATATATAGAAAAATCCGATAGCTGGTAATAATGCTAGATATCCTAGTAATTGTAGTAATTTAGGTTGTACAGTTTTTGCGACATAAACAAAAAGGGTACGAACTCCAATACAACCAATTAAAAATAATAAAAAACGTTTTTGTATTGTATTTAACATTTTATATAATATAAGTCTATTTATTTTCTAAAGAATTGAATTGATAAGTATACTCTTTTTTATCTAATAATACTATAGAACTTGAGTAGTAATGAATGATATTTTAGATTTTTTAAAACAATCTGGCGATGAATCTGAAGTATTTCAGTTTTTAAAAGCTAAAGCTAGTGGAACAACAAATGCAATAGGTAATCGTGCTAAATCAACTATAAAAACAAATAATAGAAGTCTACGTGAACCAACAATATATAACTGGAAAGTTGTTATGACTTTTGGAGCAATTATAGCAATTCTTATATTTTCATTCTTTTTATATATTACACCTATCGTAGAAGCTAGATTTCCGACTGAACTTTTTAAAGAAATATACGGAATATATCTATTTTTATTATTCTTTAATTTAGTTAATGCTGTTTACACTGTTACGTATTATTATTATCGTATTTCTACTATTGGAATGACTGGTCCTAAAGGTAGGAGTGGAAAAAAGGGAGAAAGTGGAAAAAATACTTCTTGTAAAATCGATAAAAAATATACATCCACCTTCGTAATTGATGAAAAACCTATAAAACGAGAAATTAAAACAAAAATTAATTTACCTCCATCAATCGTTCAAAAAGATAATAAAAATGAATGGAGAAAAATGGATGGAAATCTAGGAATTCGTCATTTTATTGGAGGCAATGGACGTCGTTGTTTAGAAAAATCTTCAAAGATACGTTGTAAATTGTCTGATCTTACCGGTCCGGGAGAAAATGAACAAGATATTAAAGAAAAACAAGCAAATAATAAAACAAATGAAAATCAACCATTTAATGGTGTTATTTTAGATGTAAATGAAAAAGATAATATCATCTATTCAATGCAATTTTTCTTTGATAGTAAAGAACATCCATCGGGAGAATCAGACTATATTTTGTATGATAAGAGATATGGTAGACAAAAAACTATGGGAAAAGTATATACAGTATTATGTCCGAAAAATTCAGCATTTCATAGAATAGAAGCAGTGGTATCAGAAGATAGAATAAAAGGAACACGCTTACAAGATTATGGACTTTTACGAGGAATTGCCTTTCAATGCAGAGATATTACTACAGGAGATTTAAAACAATTACGTAGTTCTACAGGTGAATATAAAAACAGAGTTTATTTCGGGAAAAATCCATCACCAGGAGAAAAAAGATATAAGTATGTTACATCTGAATGCGGATTTGTTTCTAGTAATGATGAACAACGTAAATTAAAAATACCCGGATTCTTTTCTAAACTAACTATGTTATCGTCACCATCCGCTATTCATGGATTTAGAATGGATCAATGTTCTTATTATTATTATGACCCAAATCAATATTATTAATTTTTTATATTTTGTGTTTAATCTAAAAGAATTAAACCTACATTAAATTAATGATACACTATGTTTCGCCCAGGAAATCAGGATACAAAATTGTATGAAACATTGGGTATATCTAAATCAGCGACAGATTCGGAAATAAAAAAAGCATATCGAAAGCTAGCAATGAAATATCATCCCGATAAGCAGAAATCTAAAAGTCAAGAAGAACAAACAACAGCAGAAGAACGTTTTAAAGAAATATCCGCTGCATATGGAATTTTAGGAGATGAAAAAAAACGTAAAAGTTATGATCAATTTGGAATGGGTGGTATTGGTCCAGGTGGAGAAACCGGTCCTTCTTTCAACATGGGTGGAATGGGCGGTATGGGAGGAATGCCTGATATATTTCAAAACTTTTTTGGAGGTAATCAAGGAGCACAACAAAGTCGTGTTAAAGTTGGTAGTTCCAGAATGGCTAATGTAAATGTTACATTAGAAGAGATTTATTCCGAAACTGGAAAAATTATTGAGATTACTAGATACGTGCGGTGTGAAGATTGTAATGGAATAGGGGGAAAAAATCAAACTACTTGTAGTATTTGTGATGGTAAAGGTAGTATATTAAAAATAAATCAACTAGCTCCTGGATTCGTGCAACAAAGTCAACAAATATGTCATAAATGTTCGGGTCAAGGTAAAATTATAAAACCAGAAGATCAATGTAAAACCTGTGTTGGAACAGCAAGAATAAGAGCACAAAAGAAATTAAAGATTAATCTTACAAGAAAAACACGTTCACAAGAAAAAATTGTATTACAAGGTTATTCTGATTATAATCCAAATGTTGATAAACAAGGTGATTTTATTTTTATAATTAAAATAAAACCTCATTCAAAATATACAATATCTGGTTGTGATTTACGTTGCTCAGAAACAATTTCTTTAGAAGAAGCATTATGTGGATTTGAAAGAGAACTTTTATTACCAAATAATATATCTAAAAAATATAAAATTAATAGTGTTATCCATCCAAATGATATATACTCAATTGTAGGAGAAGGATTAAAAGACGTAAATGGAACCGCAGGTGATATTAAAATAGAATTTAATGTAGTATTTCCAAATAAAATTGATAAAGAAAGAAAAATTTATATAAAAAAATTATTAAAAAGATATACGCCTAAAAAACAACGAGTAAATCCTACTTTAGATGAAGTAACACCTATAAAAATAGAATTTGAAAACAAAAAATCTGAAACACTATATGAAGAAGACGCCTCATTTTTTGAGGATGATCCGTTATTTGAAGATTTAAAAGGTGGTCCACAGTGTGCTCAGCAATAATCTATCTTTAAGGCATAAAAAAAGAGAAATGTAAAAAAATTGATTTAAGATTTATTTGTAATGGTATATACACTATCACAGTATTCCCAGTAGAATAATATGTCCCAACAAGAAATTAAAGCTGCTCCTTTACCATCTGATAAAGATATTGAGGTTGATAAAATTCAACCTATGCTATCACAAAATGCATTTAAAATTATTACAGATGAAATGATGGGTATGCTTCGTACTATTCAAAAACAATATAAAATTAAAGACAACGAATTTCTTGAATCATATGATAAACAAATTCAAAGACTATCCTTGAAGCTGGGTATGAAAAAGAGAAACAGACGAGTTTTAGATAATACTATTCGGTGTATGGGGCGTAAGATTGATGGTAAACAATGTACAAGAAGTCGTCTTAAGGATTGTGATTTTTGTAAAAGTCATAAAGATAACTTGCCTCACGGTAGGGTAGATGATCCTAATTACGAACCTCCTGAAAAGGGTAAACGTGGAAGGAAAAAGAAATCGGTGGATTATACTGATGGTAATTATATTGCAACTCATCTAGAAATGATTGATGGTATACAGTATCTAGTAAATGAAGAAGGACTAATATTTTCATACAATATTGAATCTCCAGTGTTTATTGGACAAAAGACAAATGAAGGTACAATAAAAAAAATTGATGGAACTATTCTTACTTCTGTGCCTATTACAGCATGAAATCATGATTACTAAACAATTTACAGTTCCAGCAAAACTAGCAGATGATATCACTGCTATTATTGCATATCAAAATACTCAACTTATTCAATTAATTTGTAAGGAAAAAGGATGGGACCGTAAAGAACTTATGAATTATTTTTACAAATAAATAATATTAGTTAAAGACTTATTATGACAATTATTTATATTTTTTATTATGGAAGCTAAACCTAAAGGTTCAAAAACAACATCTAAATCTTCTAGCACTGATACATCTACAAATAATCTAAAAATCAAAAACAACATTCTAATGATTTCTTTAAATAAGTTTTATGAAGTAGATGACCATTTAGAAAAATTTAATAAAATTGTGAATGGAGATAGTAAAATTTCACTACGTATTATTGATTGGTTTGTTACAAATTATTCTAAAAAAAACAATATTTGCTATATAGTTTTTACGAAACATAAAACTGTAAAAAAACTACATGCTTGTAGTGAGGAAAATGAGGATAAAAAAGTAGCACCCAAGCAGAAAAAAATTCAATTTAATGTATACGTTCGTTATAAAGCGCAATTAAAGTCTTATTCTAAAAAAAGTTTTGATCCATTTTGTAGAAAAGATAGAATTACTGATTGGGGTCCTGATGGTAATATTACTACTACAATTGGACAATTAAACTTTTTTAAATGGGCTATACAAAATAATGTTATTCAATATATTGAAGAAAATTTATCAGAAATAGAAAAAGATATGAACTCAAATATTCGTAAAAAAAAGACTCAAACAAAAAAGAAAGATGGAACTAGTGTTAAAGTTGAAAAAACAAAACGTAAACAATTATCACAAAATGCTACAAAACAAGTTCGTAAACTAAATACAGAAACTCTAGTAGAGTTTGATTAATTATAGTTCTTTTTCAATAATATCAGTATCATGTAACATTAATACTTCTATATTTTTTTCGTTTTCATGTTCAATTGCATATTCAATTGCTATTGATTCTCCCATAATATTACCTATAATGGTATCTTTTTGAGAATTCCAATCATTTCTTCTTTTAATTTGTTTGGTAATAACTTCTCTATCTTTTTTCCCTACATGATGATCTTTACCTTTTATTGTTGGTATGTCATTTACCTTTTTAAGAACTTGTATTGTAGCTTGATCGAGAGGTGTATCATCACTCATATAGTCCCATCCAGGTTCACCCTTTGTAATATATCTACGACCTGAACCATCATTTACAAATAACACATTGGGGCAAGTTCCTAGTAGTTTTCCTGTTTGTTTTATCAATTGCATGTTATTGTCTTGTAATATTTTATGCATAATATCACCAATCATATTGAAGTTTTCTGTTTCTATTGCTTGATCTAACATATGTAAGCATTCTTTGTCTACATGACCTTCATTAATTGAAGCGACAACATCTTTAAGAGATGGATTATTAGTACAATACGTATTAAGAAACTTAATAGGATTCATTGTAATAATATTGTTTTGAATAATATTGAAATGAGTTTGGCTTATATGTTTATTATGCTCCTTTAATGATTCAATATAACGTTCTTTTTCAGCAAGAATACTCTGATAATGTTCTTGTTCTGTTCGTCTTTGTGTCTCAAGATGTTCAATTCTAGCTTGTAGTAATTTATTTGTATCTTGACGCGTTTCCACAACATTAACAGTCATAATAGGTTCTTTTTTACAAGATCCTTTATGTCTTTTAAAGTTATCTGAACGATAAGTAGTATAGTTACATCTATCACATTTATATTCTTTTTTCACTTTTTTGTTTTTTGTATGATTGCTACTTTTTTTTTTGAGTGTTGAAAATGTTGGATTTTTATTCGCAGATTCATCTTTTATAAGGATAGTAGGGTTGCTATTTTCATCCTCTAGAACTAGCACAGGTTGAGTGCTACTATTTTCAAAATGAGGAAAAAGTGAGGATTGCGATTTTTCAAAGTGAGGATAAAGTGAGGATGATTTTGAAAGTGAGGAAAAGTGAGGAAATTTTTTTTTTTTAAGTGAGGAAAATGAGGATTTTTTGGCGTTTCTTGGTTTTGTTGACTTTTTAAAAAGTTCTGGGTATGTTTCTTTGTATTTATGTGTTTTGTATAGTTATTTTTCCTTTCTGTGGCGTAGTTACAACAAGCACAAAAAAATGAAGGCATTATACTATTACTTTTAATAATAAAATATATTTTTCTTTAGGTTTTCTTATAATTATAATTTGCTACTTTTTTGCTACTTTTTTTTAGCGTGAAAAAAATGAAAATTTTTGTTCAAAAATGCACTTTTTGCTACTTTTTTTGCTAGAAATTGCTACTTTTTTGCTATTTTTTTGCTAGAAAGTAGCAGAAATTATGAAAACATCTGGAATTTTAAACAATGTTGACCAAAAATGCAGAAAAAAAACGTAAAAAACGCTGTTTTTGCAAAAAAAAAAACAAGTTTTTTGATAACAAACTGTCTTAAAACTATATAATCTACTATAAAATGATAATGTATTTCTTATAGTCAAAAAAGTAGTGAAAAATATTTAAGTAAAAAAAAATGTCCTTGCTCCCCAAGGGGCTCGGGGAGCAGAGATGTGCTACTTTTTATAGATTTTTTTTATGATGAAATTATAGTTAAACAAATACATTATACTTTTAAATAATTATTGCTACTTTAATACATTTTCCTTATTGCTACAAATTGAAAAACTATTTTTAAAATTGCATTTTCTAGTTTTTTTTTTGCACACATTTGTATTTTCATCTTTTAAATTGTAATGGAATAATCAAAATGCAGTATATACTTTAAAGAAGATTTAAGTATTATAGTAAGAACAAAAATTGATGGATTATTTATTAGTATGGATGTATCAAGATACTCTTCTTGATATAGAAGAAGAAACCCTAGTAACAGATACCTTCCTATCTACTCAAAAAAGAAACAAAGATATAATGGATTCTATTGGTGCTATTGTATACGATCATCTTGTAGCACACGAATGTGATAGTAGTTTATTTCATGATGAAGAAGCTTTGGAGCAATTTATTGAATCAGTTTTTCATACAGTATTCCACTTGTTTGAACCAAAAGAATGGCTACAACAATGTTTTAATGAAAAATGTAGATTGAGGATTATTGAGGAATTAATGAGGCGTGAAATTCTAGCAGAACCGGAATATACAACTGAAAAAGTAGCAGAATTAGAGGAGCATATTCGTTATTTAGATACTATTCCTCAACCAGCCCAGCGTAGTCCAGAATGGTATGCTTTTCGAAAAACACGTTTGACTGCTAGTGATTTTGGAACAGCAGTAGGTGTAAATCCTTATAGTGATAAAAAGCGTTTAATTAGAAAAAAATGTGGAGAAGATCAACCTTTTAAAGCTGGTCCGGCTATTATTCATGGAGTAAAATATGAGGATGTAGCAATTGCTATTTATGAGCGTCGTTGTGATGTAAAGGTGAGAGAATATGGTTGTATTCCTCATTCAACGTTGAATTATTTAGGAGCATCTCCTGATGGAATCTGTTGCTATACGAGTAATAATAAAAATCTAGTCGGTCGTATGCTAGAAATTAAGTGTCCGAAAAGTCGTAAATTAGACGGCACGATCCCTGGATATTACTATTTACAAGTGCAAGGACAACTAGAAGTTTGTGACTTGGAATATTGCGATTTCTTACAAACTGTGATTGTTGAAATTCCAAAAGATGAATTTATGGCGGATGTAGGTGAGGATGAAAATCATAATTTTTTGGCCAATAAAATGGAAAAAGGAGTGCTCATTTCTTACTATGATTTTTCTAAAAGGAATGAAGGGTATAAATATGCGAGCTATAACGATTGTTTAAAAGAAAAATCAATAAAAAAGTGGATTGATAGGGTACAGTCAGAGATTTTGGACGAAAATCCCGAAAATGAGATTTTGGGAACTCTTTATTGGAAATTGAAAGAATATAGTTGTACTCTTGTAAAGCGTGATAGAGATATGTGGAATCGTTTAGAACCACAACTGCGTTCTTTTTGGGATGAAGTATTACATTATCGTGAGATTGGTTATGAATCTTTGATTACAGAAAAAAAAAATACGTATAAGAAAAAGTCATATGAGGAAAAAGAATTAGATCAATTACAGTTTTTACCCGATAGTGAAGATGAATCAAAATAGAGTTAAACATATAGAATTGAATAAACGAGTTCAGGATTTCCGAGTAATTGTGTTGTTTTTATTTTTATTTGGTTTGCTAGTTTAATAATTAATTGGTAATATACACTCTCTAAAGCGTTTACATCAGAAAGAGCGCGGTGAGTTCCTTCAGGAATACTGAAATACTTACAAAGTGTTTTTAAGCTAATGGATCTCATGAAAGGCATACCGCATTTTGCAATATCCATTGTATCAATAAAATAAATATTTAATTCTTTTGTATTTGTTCCAAATGACCGAAGCATTCTTTGTAGAAAGAAGCGATCAAATCTGTTATTGTTATGAGCAACAAGATATGTTTTATCATTTGGATTTTTTGGAGTGAGTAAATCTAAAATAGGTTCTTTATAGGTCATTATATCTGGAGCATCTTTAATCATATCATTTGTAATACCAGTAATATCTGCTACTTCTTTTGAAAGTGGTAATTTATCAGTATTTACAAGACCTTGAATAATAGTATCATTCTCTCTAAAACAGAAATCAATTACGTTTTCTTCAAATGGATTTAATCCAGTCGTTTCAAAATCGTAAAATATAATACGCCGCTGATATTGTTTTTCGTTATTCATTGTTAAGTGTATAGTAAATCTATTTATTCCTTTAATGCGGAAAAAACAATCAATTTTTTTCAAGGCATAAAGCAGAGACAACAGGATATTGTGTAAGAGAACGAACAGCAATCTATTGAAGTTTATCTTTAATAATCCGAATTGTTCTCTGTAGATGGCTCAGTAGCTTAGGGGTAGAGCGTCAGTCTTGTAAACTGAAGGTCAAGGGTTCAATTCCCTTCTGAGCCTCTTTAGGATGAAGAATCCTTTAATCCCATTAGCTCAGCTGGTTAGAGCGTGGTACTTATAACACACAAGAAGTGTTATGCTAATGAAGGTGCGATTCCTTTGCTTGTACGCGTAAGCGATGCCAAGGTCACGGGTTCGAACCCCGTATGGGATATCTTAAGAGAATTAACAGCAACTAATAAAAGATTTTTTATTATTCTATAATAGTTCTCTGACTGTCTTCTTTCCTATTGGTGTGGGTTAGGTAAAAATTCGCCTCAATGGTGTAGTGGTAACATAGTTGCCTTCCAAGCAATTGCCCGGGGTTCGATTCCCCGTTGAGGCACCAGGCTCGGTGGTCTAGGGGTATGATTCTCGCTTTGGGTGCGAGAGGTCCGGGGTTCAAATCCCCGTCGAGCCCATTTTAATGCAGAATGGCGCAGTGGTAGCGTGTCGGGCCCATAACCCGAAGGTCAGAGGTTCGATCCCTCTTTCTGCAATTTTTTTTACACCTATCTCATGTATTCAACTGCATAATTATTTTTTAATAATAAATCATTTATACTCATTGTATAAGATTCATCGGTATATAATATACCTAATAAACGTCCATATTTATCATTACCTAGACAATGTAAATAAATCATATTTTCAGTTTCATTACATTTATCAATAACATAATCTCTAGCTTCTTTACCGCGACGTATAATTTCATCGCGATTGGGTAAGCTACGTGAAGGACGTAATTCAGGGGTATTAATACCATATAAACGAACAGTCCATTTTAATAATTCATCTTTGTAGTAAAATACTACTTTTACAGTGTCTCCATCGTAAACATCTACAATTTTACATAAAGTTTTTAAACCTTCTAATGTAAATTCTGGAGTATCCTCATTTGCTAGTTTTAAGTGAGTAAGTTGCTCGTTATTCATATTATATAGTGAATATAGATATTGTTTATGAGTATTATATTGTAATTCTAGGTGTATCTTGTGTGTTGTGCTAGGTGTGTATTGTGTTTGTGCTAGGATTGTGGTATGTATAACCTGTGCTAAAAATTGATTGTGTCTGTTTATGTATATTAATAGCATACTATTGCGCTTATCAGAGCTATTACCGAAAACAAACAAACAACTAACTTTAAATCTTTGCTACAATTACTTTGTCTTAAAGGTTTATCACAAAAACAAAACAAATCACATCAATATGTTTGCTCGTACTCTTATGAACAAATTTATTCAGGCTGGTGAGGATGTTGAGAACATGAAAGCCAATTTTGAAAATTGCTGTGGAGATATGATATTTACACGTCGCCACATTGCAAGAGACATGCTTACTCGCCAATTCTACAATGAGACAGAAGCTGATAAATTGTGTTGTTATCGTGTGCCTTTTGCAGAACAGGTATACAATCATCCATTCGGAGGATCGTTTAGCGTTCACGACGACAACGTTGCTCTTGTTCCACTGTTTCAGCGATTTCATATCTTGTTTGAGACACAAGCAATAGAACTCAACTTAGATCTACCGAGTGATGCACCACTACCAATTGTAAATGTGATTCGGAGCAGCGGCAAAATTCAGGATGCATGGTTGAAGAATACAGTGTCTCTGCGGTTTTCAAAGAAGTCTACTGAGTGGATTCCTTATATCTATCTGAACTTCTTGGATGCTCCAGAGAGAACAATTGAGGAACTTTGTAAAGCATTCTATCGAAAGCATAGGTGTGATACAAAGATACTTGATGAGTTTTCTGTGAAGGAGTGGCAAGAGAGAGAGATGTGTGGGGGTCGCTCTTCTGTAGTGTTTGAAATCATTGATAACAAGATAAAGCTAACAAAAGCATTCGTCGGTTACTTTGCTTCACCAATTCAGTTGAATATGGATTATAGTTTTGTCGCGAAGCAAATAGAAACCATTGAGTCAATCATGACTGATAGAGTGTTTAGCAAACAAATTTCACTTACTGAGTTTGTGCAACTTAATCCGACATTCAACATCAAGATGAAGATTCATCTCTTAGAGGTGGATGCCGAGAGAAATCATACGACAGATAAGATGGCGAGCATTCTCAACGAACTTTTGGAGCATCAAATTAAGTTTTTGAAGAAGCATACAATGCTGACGGATATGGAGCAGTTCTTTGACTTGATTACGGTAGAGTAGAATAGAGTAGAGACTTAAAAAAATAAAACTTACAAAAAAAGCATAAAAATAAAAACATATTTTTTATTTTGTGTTAAACATTTTTTTTTATTAATTAATATATTAAATTAGACTATAATTAGACCGTAATTATGAAAGAAGAGTGTGGTATATTTGGTGTATATAATGAAGTATCTGGAAAATGTATTAAAGATATTGAACACGGTTTACAACTTCTTCAACATAGAGGTCAAGATAGTTTCGGTATTTCATGGAATGGATTACAAAAAATAGAAACATATCATAAACTAGGGTTAGTTACTGGGATACCAAAAACAGATTTACATTTTTATATTAATTGTGGAATCGGACATGTTCGGTATTGTACATCTGGAGATGCTGGTGATGTAAAACAAATACAACCTATTTATTCTACAAACAAAATGGGAAATTACTCAATAGCACATAATGGTAATCTTCCAAAAGAATTACAGATACAAGATACACGATATATTGTTGAAACTATAAATCAGAGTAAAAAAACAAGCTGGCGTGAAATTTTAATAGAATTGCTAGAAAAGATACCAGGTGTATATTGCTTGCTACTCCTCACAAATGAGGGAATTTATGCTATTCGTGATAGCTATGGAGTAAGACCACTTGTTATTGGAAAAGATGGGAATGATTATTGTGTAGCTTCTGAAACAAATGCATTACATCGTTTTAATTTTTATGATAATGTAAATCCTGGTGAAATATGGCATATATATCATAATGAGTGTCGTAAACTATATCAAAAACCAAATACTTGTAATTCAATTTGTTCATTTGAGTATCTCTATTTTTTAAAACCAAATAGTTGCGTGGATAATCGTTCAGTTCAATTAGTAAGACAAACCTTAGGAAAAACTCTAGCAAAAAGAGATAAATCTATGACGCATTCATCGTTTAATTCAAATAAATCTTATTTTGTAATTGGTATTCCAGATTCAGGTATTATTTCAGCCAAAGCATATGCAGAAGAAATGGAATTTCCATATGAATCGTGGATAAAAAAACGCGCTGATGTAAATAGGTCTTTTATTCAATGTAACGATGAACAAAGAAAGATAATATGTAATAAAAAATTTATATACGATCATGAAAATCTTAAAGGTAAGAATGTCGTTATTGTTGACGATACTATTGTGCGAGGTAATGTAATGAAAAAAATTATTGAATTGTTAAAACAATGTGAAGTAAATGAGATTCATATTCGTATTCCATCCCCTCCTATTCGTAATACTTGTCTCTTCGGTATTGATATACCTACGAAAACTGAATTAATTGCGTATAATAAATCAGTGCGAGAAATAGAAAAAATATTAGACGTAAATAGTTTAGAATATTTAAAGACTACCGATTTAAATTGGATAATATCTGAATCTAGTTGTAAACGTTGTTTTGGCGGTAATTTTCCGAATAAATTATTAGAATGGTAATTAACGTTGAATTCTCTGTGAAATTCCTTTGAATAGTCCAGTCATATGACTAGAAATCCATATACCAAATAAATACCACATATTTTCAATTGTATAAATGGATACAGTTCGCATCCAATCTACAGCTCTACAAGCAGGTGAAATTGCTAGCAATGGCGATGTAAAGAAACCTAACATACTCATAGGGGTGCAATAAGTAGAATACGCGTGAGTAGTAATATAATGAATTACTATCCAAAATAGATAGAATTTAATCATAGTAAAGAATTGATAACATGCTCTAAAAAATATGTTATTTGAATAAGTCTCAAACAAATCCATCATTGTGTTTATTTGATAGTTAAAGAGTCGTATTTGCATAAGGTGTATGAGGTATGTTTATGTTTCTATTAAACTAGTTATTATCAATTTTTATGGATCATCTGTAATATGACAACCTCCAACAATTCCATATTCACAATCATATGATTCCCAACCATTTTCTTCAAATTCACAAATATCAAATTCAGGTTCTTCCTCCTCTTCACCTTCTTCACATGATGTATAGTCTACACCATTATACGAATAAATCAAATGGTTAATTTCCACTAGTTCCTTTTTTGTATAAATGTTTTCTTCTTCTATTTCAATTGTATAACTGTCTCCATCGGTTAGTTCATCTAGTTCAAACTCATCATAATTATTAATAATTACATGATCTAATTTTTTAATTTCTTTAACTTCATTTTTAGAGAGCATTGCAGTAAAAGCCCCCCATCGATAAAATGTTGTAATATGAACTGTAACTTTTGCTCCGTTTTTAAGTGTATGATGCCATTCTTCTTTTTCATAGGAAGATTTCTTATTAGTGGCTTCAATCATATATCTACGACTCATAATATAGTGTTATTATGAATTAGAGTTAAAAATATACTGGTTAATGAAATGATATCAATTTTTCCTTTGTTTTGATTTCATTATTTTACGAGGATTTTTGCGTTTCTTTGTTTTTTTCTTACCTACCCTACTTGTAGGTGATCTAGCCGAATACAAACTAGTAATTGATTCATTGACGTAATCATTTAAACCATAATATATTTCTTCTTTTATTAATATTGGATCTTCAAAACCATTTTTTAATAAATCAACAAAAGCAGAATCAACAATAACTTTATTTAATAGTTCATACTTATCATATATTTGATGTCCTAATTCTTTTTTTTTTTTCATATCTTCTTCATCTTCAACTAATAATTGTAAGTCTGCTATATCATTCTTGATTTTATTAATTTCATTTGATGAAAGGTTATTTTCATAACTTTTGTGATAATAATATTCAAATGTATATAGGTCAAATTTATATGGTTTTTGCACCTCCATTGAAGTTCTAATTTGACCGATTATTTCTTCATATTCACCTATTAAGTTATTTAATTTTTCTCGTTTATCAGAAACACTATAAAAATTATTTTCTAAAATATTCTTTTTAATTTCTTGTCGTAAATCTTTTTCTACTTTATCTAATTTATTTTCTTCTTGTTTAATATATTTTTTTACAAATTTATCTATTTTTTTATGTAATTGTGATTGTTTAAATGCATTAAGCATTTCTTGACCATTACCAACTTCTTCATATTGTGTGACTAAATTAAATTTTTCAGCAAATTTATTCTTTTTTTGTTCAAATTCTTCAAGCTTCTCTTTAACTTGATCTGGTGTAATTTCAGGTCTTCGTGTTCTAGTTCTTCTTGTAGAATTTCTTCTTGCTGTTCTGTTTGACATATCTATATTATACATCATCATAATTTTTCATATACCACATTTTTAAATAGGTTAGAGTTCCAAGTGTTCCGGCTACAATTCCTGTAACAATTGCACCCATAGACCATGGATCCATTATAATTTACAATAAAAATAGATAATTAAAGAGAACACACTATAAAAATAGAATCTAGTTCATAATAAAATGAATACACAATCAGCGAATCAAACTGATTTACTAGTTCTTTTACGAAAAGAAAACGTTGTAAAAAGGGGTAGTTTTACACTTAAGTCTGGTATGAAATCTAACTATTATGTTGATTTTCGTCCATTAATTTCCAAACCAGAATTATTTTATCTTATTTGTAGACATTTAGCAAAATTATTACCCAATAAACAAGATATACCATATTTTATTTGTGGCTTACCCTATGCAGGAATTCCCTATTGTTCTGTTATTTCAACTACAAAAATGATTCCTATGATAATGTTGCGTAAAGAGATGAAATCACATGGAACAAAAAAAATGATTGAAGGTGATATTAAATTGGGTGATGAAATTGTTTTAATTGATGATATTCTTACAACTGGAACAAGTATTATTCAATCTCTAGGATACTTGAAAGATTATAAAATAAAAAAGGTGATCATTTTATTGGATCGTCAAGAAGGTGGAAAAGAACGACTAGAAGAATATGGTCTTGAAGTCCAGTCTTTATTTACTATTACGGATTTTCT